AACGTATGGTTGACTCTGGTGAGTTGACTACACAGCAAATGATGTTTGCTGCTGACATTCTTAAAGATGTTGCAGATTCAGAAAAGAGTTTAGCAAAAGCACATTGGTGCGAAAGCGACTCTGGTACTGGGAAAACATATTAAAACCATTGATTTCTACGTCTATTTATTATATAATTTTATATGTAATAGGCGTAGGAATCAGATGTACAAAATAACTTGGACATTACCAAAGATTGTTTATGGCACTAGTGGTGCAATTGCATCATTCACTTGTGGCATTCATTCTGCTATGTTAGGGCTAATGGTGTGTATTACTGTTGATACAATCACAGGGTTAATTGCTGCCCCATATCGTAACCAACGAAGAAACTCGACGGCGTTGCGAAAGGTTGTTCCAAAGCTAATAACATATCTTGGTGCGGGTCTTCTTGCTCACACGTGTGAGATGTTGGTGTTTCCAACTTGGGCTAGTGGAAGTGTTGAATTAGGACGTTTGGTATTTAGTTTCTTTGCTGGTATTGAAGTTATGTCTTGTTTTGAAAACCTTAAAGACATTACAGGAAATCATGCGTTTGATATATTGACATTGAATTTCCAAAAACAATTAGAAGAAAAAACTGGGCTTGTTGGGGTTGGGAAACGTGTCAGAAAATAAAAGATATTGGAAAGATTTGTACCGCGAGCAGATAAATATGAAAGTCTGCTATTGTTATTTATGTGGAAAACTAATAAAGAAACAAGATGATTTTAGTTTGGACCACGAAATTCCTTTGAGCCGTCACGGACAAAACAATTCAAGCAATTGGAAACCTGCACACAAAACTTGCAACAATGAAAAAGGCTCACTAACATATGAAGAGTGGTTGTTGTATCAAGCATTGATAAAAAAGAAAAACGGGATTACAAAATGAAAAAAGAAATTTGGAAAGACGTTGTTGGATTCGTTGGCTTATATCAAGTTAGTAATTTTGGTCACGTAAAAAGAATTTGCTTAGGCAAAGAAAGAATATTGAAACCTTGTTTGCGTGGGGCGTATTATGCTGTTTGTTTGTGTAAAAACAATTATAAACAAAGAAAACATATACACAGATTAGTGGCAGAGGCATTTATAAAAAATCCAGAAAATAAACCACAAGTTAATCATATAGATGGAAACAAATTAAATAATAATTTAGATAATTTAGAGTGGGTTACAATAAGCGAAAATGTAATACATTCATATAAACAATTAAATAGAATACCACCAAGAAATGCTCCAGTTGTTTGTGTTGAAACCGGTAAAAAATATGAAAAAATGTTATTAGCCTCACAAGAAACCGGAGCATCTGTTTCTGGCATTTGTAACGTATTGAGCGGAATTAGTTTTACAGCCGGTGGATATCATTGGATAAGGGGGTAATTGTGCGGTTCACATTAGTCGAGGTTTTAAAAGCAAATAGCCATACTGTTAAAAGCACACCGGAAGATGTTAAGGCTAATCTTAAAGATTTAATTGCTAGAGTTAACGCAATACAGTTTCGCCCACCGATGTATTGTTCAAGTGGATATCGTTCGCCAAAACAAAATGCGGCTATTGGCGGGGCAAAACGCAGTGCTCACATGCTTGGCAAAGCCATGGACATACGCGACCCGGAAGGACAGCTGAAACAATTCTTAGTTAAGCATGAAGCTTTGCTAGAAGAATTGGGCCTTCGGATGGAAAGCCCATTAGATACCGGCGGGTTAAATGGTGGCTGGTGTCACCTTGATACAATGCCTGTAAAATATAAGCGTATATTTAGAGCTTAATATTTTGGTATGATTATATGCGGTAATACGTTATCATCTTTATTTGTTTCTTGCGGTATAATTTTGCGTGGTGGTCTTACGCATTCTGCTATTGCACGGTTGTTTATATTCCATTGTTCGATTGAACCTTCGCGTGAACGGGAACAACAATTGTAAACTCCGTGGTGTTTGCACTTTGGACAATACGTATACCAACACCCATCGATGTTAATCACACGTGGTTGTATATCACAGTTCTTGCAATTTGTAATTTCTATCGTTTCCATCTAACAATTCCTTTATGTCTTCTTTTGTTCTTACGATTAAATACTTTGCACCAAATATGGGTGCGAGTTGTTGAAAGCACTGTTGCTCTTTTGATTGCCTACCCTTATCTGTTTTCAATTCAAGCCAATAAGACGTTCCATCTTTGCCCGCTATAAGGTCTGGTGCCCCCTTTGTTCTGCCCATCTTCTGGCTTCGTATTGCGTCAGCCATTCCTTCGTTGCGTTCATTTCTTATTGCGAACACAGGGACTCCGTGTTCACGTAATAAAGCAACAAGTTCTTTTTGCAGGTCGGCTTCTTTGTGTTTCATTATTGTACCCGTATTAAATAATATAAATTTTTGTCTTCCTTATTAACACGTTTGTGTTTGTACTTTCTATCCGGGAATGCAAACCGTTCAACTATTGATATTGTTTTTCTATGTATTTCCCGTTCGTCTAATATCTTATCTTCGTTGATGTCCATATCAAGGATTTCACAAAGTTCTTTATTGTTCTTTGCCCATCGTTCATTGCGTTGGCGTTGTGTTAATGCTCTTGTCATTTATTGCCCCCTAATTTTTTTACTTTAATCCAAGTTGTTTCCCCAATGATTGGTTTGTCTGTATTTATTTTAGAGTTGTAATAACAAGTTTTATCACAAGTTCCGCGATTCAAACGACCAACCATTTGTTCTAATAAGTCCGGGTTTCCAACGTTCGTCAATATAATTATACTTGACAGGTTTGGTAAGTCAAGTCCTATTTTTCCACAACCAACAGTTGCGATATATTTGACTGTGCCGTTTAAGAAATCTTCAATCAGTTGTATTCGTTCTTTTTTTGGTGTTGTGCCAAACAACAGCCTAACCTTATTGTGTGTTTGTGCGTTCAATAATTTTGCGTGTGTTATACTGTCGCAATATATCAGTGCGTTTGGCACACTACGCAATAGAGCAAACAAACCAATAAGGTGTTCATTGACGAGGTCATGGTACATTGATAGATTTAATATGTGCGAGTCATTTATCCTTGGTATATTTCTTACTTGTTTCATTTTTATATCACGACCATACCCCATTGAACGAAGTGTTTCTCTATCTATTTCAATTACTGGTGGTCCGAATATGTCTTCTGCAATTGAACAACAAGTTGTTGCTGACCACATCCAACCGGCAGAATATATTATCTGTTGTTTATAATATCTAGGTGTTGCTGTTAGACCAATCAATTTACAATTGTTCCACTTGCCACGTATTGCATTCCACATCTTTCCTATATAACCGTATTGAACTTCATCAGCAAATACAGCATCTGGTTCTTGTAGTTTGTCCAAGTTCCTTGACAGTGTTTGTGGTGTTGTAAAGATGTAGTCTGCGTTCCAATCACCTTTGTGTACACCATCAATCATTGTGCAGTTCAATCCAGAGTCCACCAACTTGCGGTAGTTTTGTAATACAAGTTCTTGGGCTGGTTGGACAATTACCGCTCTTTTGAAATCTTTTGCCGTTTCGGCGATAATTAAACTCTTTCCGCTACCGACACACGTAGCCACCAACGCACACCGTTCCTGTGCCAATTTTTTACGCACAGCGTTGACCGCGTCTTTTTGATATTGCCTTAACTCCATAGCATCCAACCTTTCTTTTTTATAAAGCCAATCAACAACCCTATGAATATAACAAGCAATGTATAAAATCTTATATTTGCCTTGGTCGTTTTGATTTGTTCTTCTTGCAATGATGTATAGCACACGCTAACCTCAGCAATAGTTTGCATTCTAAGTGCTTCTATTTGTGAAACTATTCCACTTGTCTTACACTCTGCTGGCAACGAATGTTCTAGTGCGTCTATCTGTGCTGATATTGCTTCGTGTTGTTCATCTATTGGTGTTGTTTTTGAACACGCGGCTAGTGCAATCAACGGTATAATTATTGCTCGTTTCATTTTCAATCCTTTATCTTTTGTGCTAACTCTTCAAGCTCGCCGGTCATCACAACAATTGGCAAACTCTTTATGTTTAATTGTCGTGCAAATGAAAGCAACGATTCCATTGGAAGTTCTACAACTTCTGCATCTGGACACAGTGCAGACAAGCTTTTACATTTTGAACAACCCGGTTGTGATAATATTATTTTTCTCATTTTGTTTTCCCCTTTTGTTGTTTGATTAATTCAGTTTTAAGTTCCACCAGTGAAACATAGTCGTCACAGCGAATGACGGACTTGCCCATCTGAAACACCCAAGATTTTCCATCGTGCGTTATGTCTGTTGTTGACATCGTTTAGTTCCTTTTGTTTTGGTGGTGGGGTATGTGTATCTGTTGTTTCCTATCAAACAACCAAAGTCATAGGGCTGTCAATCTTCCACCAAGCCCACAGGTTCGATAGCGGTATCACACATAACCGTCAATTTTTACCCCACCATAATTTAATCCTTTTGTTCTGCTTGTTCGTCAGTTTTATATAATTCGTTATATGCTTTTGCTACGTTGTCGCACAAGAACCCAACCAGATATGCTAGTGCTTCGTCTTGCGTTGGGAAATATACTACATCTCGTTCCGCTAGTATGCGATTAGCAATATGCACGCACTCGTGGGGAATTGTTCGCCAAGGGTTTTTGTCTTTTGATAGCCATATATGCAGTTGTCCATCTTTATCACGCCAATAACCAGCATCGGCAAACTCTTGCAATTCCATACCGTCTGGCATATCGTCTTTGTGGTTTTGAATAATAATATAATCGTCATAAATTGGCACATTACAGCCAAACGCTTTTACCTTGTCTGTCATTTTACATCCTTTCGTTTCATTGTTGATTCTTGTTTATATATTACATCTATATAAAACATTGTATTCTTATGGTCTTTATAAAATTGCAATCTAGATTCATCGTAATCTTGTATTAGTGCAAATGGTATTCCCTTGTTACCAAACAATACCAGCAAAATATATTTATCTGCTGTGTGTTTATAAGTGGAACATACATCAAGACCACGATAGTAATGCAATTGTTCGTCTGTCATTTCTTCTTTGGTTATTGTTTTAACGCCAAGCAATATTGCCCGCCGTTGTTCGTGCATACATTCGTAATCATATTCGGGTGTGATATAGTTTACCATTAGAACATATACTCCTGTGCTAATTCATTGTTCCAATATTCTTTTGCTTTGTTATAAAACTCTGGATTCTTTTCAAGACAGATATATTTACGATGGCATTGGTGTGCGGCAACGGCTGTTGTGCAAGAACCGGCACAACCATCAAACACAATTCCATCTGGTGGGCAACACAATTCTATTAGTTCTTTTAACAATGGAACTGGCTTGGCTGTTGGGTGTATGTCCAGTGGCATTGTGTTGTGTCTAAACACAGGGTGAACATGTTTGCCAGCAAAGTAAGCACCGGTTTGTCTGCAACCAACCGCCTGTTCTATTGTGTTAACAAAGAACAAGTGTGCGTTCATCGGGCTGGTCGTTGGCTTTTCCCAAATCATCAGCCTAATCATTTTAGCATCGTGCTTTTCCATTTCAGTTATGATGCCAGATGTTTGCTTGCGTCCACAGAATATAACAACATTGCCGCGGCATATACGCATGCACTCTGCGGTGTATCTAATGTAATCAAAGTCAGAACCGTCTGCGTCTTTGTCTGCTTCGTCACGATTCAATGTGCGGTATCCGCCTTCGTTGAACCCAGAGCATTCGCCGTATGGTATGTCAGTAAGCACGAAGTCCACGCACTTGTCTGGCATCTGTGCCATATAATCAAAGCAATCTGTATTAACAATAACGTTTGTTTCAATCATTCTTGTCTCTCTTAAATCCAATTGATGGTTTCTTTTCGTCTTTTGTTATTAAACTATTCCAGAAAATAACTTATTATATTGTTGTTTTTGTCTGTTTCTTTCTTTTCGTCTGTTAAATCCTTTTGGGCAAAGTATTTTCCGACACAGTGTCTAGAACAGAAACACATATTTCTAAATGGCAAGTTTCTTTTTTCTTTGGTAAAGTTTTTACCACAGTTTGGGCATCTCAAAAGAACCATTGCTTTTGGTTTTTTGTGTAACTTGCCGTGGGCTTCTACCGACATAAGTTCTAGATTCTCTGGTGAATTATTGAACTTGTTGTGGTCTTTGTGATGCACTATGAACCCATCTGGTACTGGTTGCCCGTGTTCCTTTTCCCAAACCAAATGATGTTCATAGCAATACCGCCCACGATACCGCTTGCCACGATACCATTCTGGTGCTACCACTAAAATATAATCTCCGTTCTTCATTTTTATCGCTGTTCTGCCACTGAACTACAGACCAATTGTTGGTGCGAGATGCCACGGGTGGGAATCCGTGACCACTAGTGCAGTAGTGGTGTCATCTTTGGCCCTATTCCACATCTCGCATTGATTGCCAGTTGTGGTCACGGGAACTGGCACCCGTTCGTACGATGCGCTGACCAAACTTGGTTGCTGGGGCCCGGATTCGAACCGGGCACGTGACTTGCATATAGCAGAGGACGGGCTCCCTTTGCCCTACCCAGCGTCAATCTTTGGCGGTACATTTTTGCCCTTTGCACCAACAGCTTTTACATCTTGTTGAATTTCTTTCTTCAGTTTTTCAACAAGCAGTTCATCTAAAAGCTCTGGTCGTTCTTGTAACTTCTGGCGTAACCAAGCACGGAGATATGAATCCCCGCCTTGGTCTTTGATGTATTCATCGAATGCTTCCGATATCGTCATCACGCCATTCCTTAGAATTCAGGAAGTTCGTCTGCATCTACTGCAGGTTCTTCCGCTTTAACTTCCGCACCCAAGTATTGTAAGTATGGGTTTGGTTCTTCGAACGACAGCATTAAGTATTCGCCCTTATCGTTATTGTGCAGTGATACAATGAATGATTCCTTGACCACTGGTTTTGATGGGTGGGTTTGTAATGCTAATGTTCCGCCGTCTTTTGTGAATCGCAGTGCACCAATCTTTCTGTATTCCTTGCATTCCTTACCTGCTTTATTCAAATAAGTTTTGCCGGTTTCAGTTTGAATGTCTGCAACTCGTGAGCCGTCATCTTCTTTGTGGACATTACGAATCAGATAACGTCCTTCATTCCACGTAAGGTTTCCCCACATGGAACCGTCTTCCCCCTTGTTGATGAATCCAATTTTGCTTGCTTTATTTTCTTCCATAGTTTTTCCTTTTTGTTTTTAGTTAAATAAAGAAATCGTCTTGTGCCAGTTTTTTATTTGGTTTGTCTAACACATTAGGCTTCTTTTTTTCGTTAGCAATCTTTGCATCTGCAACTATACCACTGGCTTCGTTGCCGTCATCGTCTTCGTCCTGTTCAATAACATTGAACACGGTCTTCAACAAATAACGTTTAGCATACGAGATTGCCTTTCCCATGTCCTGCGGTGTTGAGATGTTCCCAAGCGGAAACAGTGAACCCAGCACATCTTCGCCGCTTTCTAAATCTATAACTTCTATTCCAATATAGGATGTAGTCGTATAGAAATAGTAAGACAGTTTAGCTTCGGACAGTGGCTCTTTGAGTACATCAACCACTACATCTAATGGTGCGTACTTCGATTTATAAAATGGGTTCTTTGCGTTCTTTGTCGCAGTGATTCCCATTGCTGTTATCTTTGCTAGTCGTTGTCTTGCTTGACGGTTGCCAGCCTCAAACAATTCTCTTTCTGTATCATTCATCGTTCGTCCTTTATAAATCTAACAGTGTTATCTCTTTTGTTTGTGGTGATAAATCAATGACCTTTATTGCTGTGCAATC